ATCTGCTGCTGTTACTGACCATGTGTGTGCAATTGCTGATGATATTTCTGCAAAGAAAATTGTCTGCATGTTCCCATAGTAACTAAATGATGTGGGGGTGGCTAGGTTTTGCACTGACCATCCCCTCATTACCATTAATTTAACAAAAGGATTTGATATGGACATCAACGATTTTAGAACTACAGGTTCAGCCAGTGATGGTAACATAGTTACAATTTATACTAAAAAAGTTATTAACAATTTTAAAAGTAAAGAAGCAGATGAACTTATTTATGATTTTCTGCCATATTTAGAAATTGTGTCAGCAGGACAAAGGCATTCAATAGTTGTTCGTAAAATTGAAACAGCCGATAAAACAAAATATAAACAACATTGGGACGCATACGAGAAAAAAGAACAGTTGCGGTCAGAAGGGACTGCATTAAGGGATTGGACTGGTGTTGAACCAGAAATGGTTGCAGCACTAGAGTATATGAATATCTTTACAGTTGAAGATTTAAGTAATGTGTCAGACGGTAATTTGCAAAATATTGGCATGGGTGCTAATAAACTAAAAAATGCTGCAAAATTATTTGTTAGCGGTAAAGATAAAAATGATGTAACATTACAAAAAGCACTAGATAAAATTGCAGATTTAGAGATCAAAATTGCACTAATGGGGGCTGAAACAGCTATCCCTGATGTACCAAAGACAGGAACACAGGATGAGCCTATTAAGCGTAGTACAAGACAGCCTAAAAGAAATCGGAGGGTTTGAAGTTCCAACAAGCGTAGTTGGTAACACAAACGAAACAGCCGTTTTAAGTTTAGCACTGGCAAACAGGTCATTGCTAGAGACTGCAAAACGCACTGACTGGGCGAACCAAACTGTTCGTGGTACAATTACAACTTCTAGTGGCACAGATCAATATGCTTTGCCGTCAGATTTTAAAGGTCTTATGAATGACAGTATGTGGGATGACACAAACAATCGTAAAGTGTTTGGCCCTATATCTGCAAGTATGTGGGAATTTTTTAAGAACAGTTCTGTATCAAATACATCTTTAACACGATATATGCGAATATACAAAGCTACTGCAAACAATAATAAAGTGTTTTATTTCTACCCTACACCTGACAGCACAGCATCAATAAAATACGAATATCAATCAAATGGTTTAGCACAAGCTAGTGATGGCACAATGCAAGCCAAATATCTTGCTGATGCGGATACTGCATTACTTGACGAAGATACTGTTGCTTTAGGCTTTAAATGGCGAATATTAAAAAGTCGTGGTTTACCTTATGCTGAAGAATTTCGTGATTATGAAATGGCTATTGAAAGCAGCATAAATGATAACGGTGCTGGAATAATTGACACTGGCTCAGACACTATGTTTGATAAGTTTTTAGTTATAACTCCTGATGGAAGCTGGAACGTATGAGGCAACCATTATTAGATAATCGCAGACTGCAACAAACTGCACAGATATTTTCGTTACCGTCACCAACTGGTGGTTGGAATGCAAGAGATAATTTAGCAGCTATGCCTCCCTTGGACGCAGTTAAAATGATTAATTTTTTCCCTGAGAATGATGGTGTTACCCTCCGTAAAGGTGATGTCCTCTTTGCTGAGGGTATGTCAGGGGCGGTTGAGTTCTTATTTGAGTATGAAAGTGCTGATAGTAATGATTTACTCGCTGCCTCTGACGGTAATTTTTATGACATTACAAGTGGTACACCAGTTGCTAAAGCCACAGGACTAACTAACTCACAATGGCAATCTACAAATTACAATGCTCGTGGTTTTTTTGTTAATGGCGAGGATGCACCAAGAGACTGGAACGGTACAACATTAGCTGCCACATCATGGACAGGTTCAGGCCTAACAATAGCAGATTTGATCAATGTGCAAGTTGTGCGTGACAGGTTATGGTTTTGTCAAAAAGGCACGGCTGACGCATGGTATAGTGGCATAGGATCAATAACAGGAGCATTATCTAAATTTGCAATAAGTGAAATAGCACGGAATGGCACACTTATGGCAATTGGTTCTTGGTCAAGAGATAGCGGTGATGGTGCAGATGATGCTACTGTCTTTGTAATGTCTACTGGTGAGATATTAGTATATCAAGGTGATGTCAGTAGTACATTTACCTTAGTTGGTCGTTTTAATGCTCCTGAGCCTATTGGCAGACGGTGTTTAATAAATTGGGGCGGTGAATTAGTTATTATTACTCGTTCTGGTTATTTAACTTGCACAGGCATAATGGAAGGTAAGATTAGACCAGATGATGCAATAAGTGAAAAGATAAGAGATGCTGTTGCACAAGCTGTAGAAAATGGTGGTAATTTAGACGGTTGGGAAGCAATGCTATCACCAGACGGACGCAAGCTAATCTTTAATGTGCCTGTTGCGGAAGACAGCGTATATGATCAGCACGTTTTAAATACAATTACTGGTGCATGGGGTCAGTATAAGGACCGTAATATGCAATCAATGGCAAGTTTAAATAATAGTATGTATGGCGGCTTTGCTGGCGGTAAAGTTTTTCGATTAGACGATGGTAATCAAGATATAAGTGCTGGTTTTAATGTTGTCAAAGGTGTTTGCAAACAAGCAAGTAATAGTTTAGTTGCACCTGACAGACCGTTAGATGGCACAAAAAAAGAAGTAACAATGCTAAGACCGTTTGTTAAAGGTGGTGGCACAGTTAATTTAACTATGGATGTGCAAGCTGATTTTAGTGATTTGCAACTTGTTGCCAACAATCAATCATTATCACCTAACGCAGAACCTTGGGAAGCCTTTGGTGTCTTTGATTGGGAAGACTGGGAACTTGCATGGGGTCAAGGATCTGGTATTGCATCTACAAATTTAACTGTTGGTGCAGTTGGCGAAACATTTTCTATCGTATTAGACGGTGAAACAGCAGAATCGTTGGTATGGTACTCAACTGACGTAATTTATAGACGTGGAGGAATAATTTAATGGCAACTTTAACAGGTCGTTCGCCAAAAGATACATATGGTGACCTATTACAGGTTAGCAATGCCAATGACGGTGTTGATAGCACTTTACGTTTTGTGTCGGACGGTAATGGTACAAATTCATCATTAAAAATAAGCAGTGCATCTGCACAGTTTACAGGTACATTAACATCGACAGGTTTGCTTACAACAACAGCAGGGATTGTTTCAGGCTCAGACATTATAAGTGATACTGATAGCACTGATGATCTTGGTAGCACAGGAGTGCGTTGGTTAAACCTTTGGGTTGATAATATAACGATGGGAGGCACTATCGCTGGTGCTGTAGCTACTTTTAGTAGCACCATGACGGTAACTGGTTTGACAACTGCCACAGGTGGTATTGTTACAAGTGGCACTATCATTTTTGAAGGTGCAACCGCAGACGCACATGAAACCACCTTGACAGTTGTCGATCCTACAGGTGACAGAACCGTATCATTGCCAAATGCAACAGATACATTAGTTGGTAAAGCAACTACTGACACACTTACAAATAAGACTTTAACCAGTCCTGTTCTAAATACAGGGTTGTCAGGAACAGCATTTCTTGATGAAGATAATATGGCATCAAACAGTGCAACAAAAGCAGCGTCACAGCAGTCTATTAAAGCCTATGTAGACGCACAAGTTGATACCGCAGATACATTGTCAGAAGTGCTTGCTATTGGCAACACAACAGGCGGTACAGACGTTTCTGTATCTACTGATGATAAAGTACAGTTTCGTGATGCAGCTATATACATTAACTCTTCTGCTGACGGACAGTTAGACATTGTTGCAGATACTGAGATCCAAATTGCAGCTACAACTGTTGATATTAATGGTGCTGTAGCATTAAATGGGGCTATTACAGGGGCAACAAACATAACTTTAAGCGGTGAACTTGATGCAGCTACAGGCGACTTTAGTGGCGATGTAGATGTTGACGGTACACTTGAGGCTGATGCTATTACTTTAGGTGGTACAGCACTTGGTTCAATCTATAGTCCTATTGCAGGGTCTAGCAGTATTGTCACAACAGGTGCATTAAATGCTGGGTCAATAACGTCTGGCTTTGGCACAATCAACAACGGTGCTTCAGCTATAACAACTACAGGTGTTGGTAGTTTTGCGTCATTAGATATATCAGGTGATATTGATGTGGATGGGACAACCAATTTAGATGTTGTTGACATTGATGGTGCTGTAAACATGGCAGCCACTGCGGTGGTTATAGGCGTACTAAGCACAACCGCTGAAGCTGTGTTTAACGGTGGTTTTGCTAGTAATGCTGACTCAATTATGGGTACTAACAAAAAAATAAAGTTTAGAGATGCAGCCATATACATCAATTCAAGTGCTGACGGACAACTTGATATTGTTGCGGATACTGAAATACAAATTGCAGCTACAACTATAGACATAAACGGTGCTATTAATGCAAGTGGAGAAATCATTGCTGCATCATTAGACATTAGTGGAAATATTGATGTAGACGGAACTACAAACTTAGATGTAGTAGACATTGACGGGGCCGTAGATATGGCGACCACGCTTGCTGTTGCGGGTAATGTAGATTTCAATGGTGCTTTAGACGTAGACGGCACTACTAATCTTGATGTTGTTGACATCGATGGTGCAGTAGATATGGCTACTACATTAGCAGTTGCAGGAAACGTAGATTTTAACGGCGATTTAGATGTAGATGGTACTACTAATCTTGATGTCGTAGATATTGACGGTGCTGTAAATATGGCAACTACATTACTAGTAACAGGCAATGTAGACTTTAATGGTGACCTTGATGTAGATGGAACTACAAACTTAGATGTTGTTGACATCGATGGTGCAGTTGACATGGCTTCTACATTACAAGTAGATGGTGCTATAACAAATAGCTCTACCATAGTTTCCACTGGAAAAATTACAGCTGATGCTGGTATAGACATTGATAACTTTAATATTGATGGTACTACTATGTCGTTAAGTTCTGGCAACATGACATTAGATGTTGCGGGCAATGTAACTATTGATGCAGACGGTGGTACAGTTACTTTTGCAGATGCGGGTTCTTCTTTAGGTACAATTACTTCTTCTGGTTACTCCGGTACTGCAGCAGTTGCTACTGCTGTTACTATAACAGATAATGAAAGCACTAATGAAAATAATGCTATTATCTTTACCGCAGGCGGTGATTTAGATGGGGGTAACCTTGGTCTAGAATCTGACGGAGATATGCATTATAATCCTAGCACGGGTACTTTAACTGTGCCTAATGTTTCTGTTAGTGGAACATTTAGCACTGTAAACTCAGTTACTATGGACGCTAATAACGCAGTTATATTTGAGGGTTCTACTGCTGATGCACACGAAACTACGTTAACATCGGTAGATGCTACTGCAGATAGAACAATAACTTTACCTAATGTATCTGGAACGGTTCCTGTTTTAGCGGCTGCTTCTAATACTCAAGTTACTTCTACTCCAGAAGAATTAAATAAATTAGACGGTGCTACCGTTGTAGTAGGTGAAATTAATGCACTAGACTTAGGTAGTACTGCTATTGGTACAGCCATAGCTTCTAAGGCGGTTGTGTTAGATTCTAACAAAGATTATACAGGCGTAAGAAACTTTACTGTATCAGGAGAGTTAGATGCAGCTACAGGTGACTTTAGTGGTGATGTAGATGTAGACGGTACACTTGAGGCTGATGCTATAACAATAGGTGGGACTGCAATAGCTTCTGTGCTAAGTCCAGTAGCCGGGTCTGGCAGTATTGTTACTACAGGTGCATTAAATGCCGGCTCAATAACGTCTGACTTTGGCATAATTAATAATGGTGCGTCTGCAATTACGACTACAGGTGTAGGTAGTTTTGCGTCATTAGATATATCAGGTGCTATTGATGTTGATGGTACAGCTAACCTTGACGTAGTAGATATTGACGGTGCAGTGAACATGGCAACAACTGCCCTTGTAACAGGTGTATTGACGACAACTGCTGCAACCGTATTCAATGGTGGTTTCGCTAGTAATGCCGACTCTACTATGGATACTAACAAAAAAATACAGTTTAGAGATGCTGCAATTCATGTAAGTTCAAGCACTGACGGACAGTTAGACATTGTTGCAGATACTGAAATACAGATTGCCGCTACAACTATAGACATAAACGGTGCTGTTGATGTAAGCGGAGCAGCAACCATTGCAGGGGAAGTTAATGTAGGCACATCATCATCTGGCGATGGGACGCTTAACATTCTATCTGGTACTGGTGACCAATCCATTATTGAGTTCTCTGATACTACCAACAGCCGTGGTAGAATTTACTATGACCACAATTCAAGTCCAGAAGCTCTTGTATTGGAGACTACTGGCACAACTGCCATGACAATAAATAACTCACAAGCTACAACCTTTGCAGGTGATGTTTCAGTTGGTAACGGAACAATTACCCCTAACGGTTCTATTAATGACATAGCAATAACAAGTGCAAATTCAGCAGCAGGGATAACTATTGGTACAGCAAATAATGGTGTTGGCTATCTAGCATGGGCAGATACAGATGCAAACAACGGTGCTTGGATATCATTAGACCATGGGACAAACACTTTTGACTTTAGGAATAACTCAGCATCTCAACTTACCCTTTCAGGCACTGTGGCCAATTTCCAAAATAATGACATAAAAACCGTAGGTGAGGTTGTTGTAGGTGCTACAGGAGGTAGTTCAGCAGGTATCGTAACAGTTTCTTTTGATGGGTCGCCAGACAACGGGATTTATTTACGCAACATTGATAATGGGTCAGCCGATCAAAACTTAATGGTATTTGATAGAAACGGTAGTAAT